TGAAGGTTCTTCTGAGAAGAAGTCCCCTCGTCTCTTTAATCAGAAAAGTACTCCACAGAGTGATAATGTATTGGATGAAATCCAATATTTTAACACTTCTGGTGGAATGTACCTTTATGCGAAGTACAGATTTATCTTTGAACCGTTATTGGCTGGATTCGAGTCTCGAAAGAGATTCTTAAACACCCTTGATAGTTCTCGATATTCTGAAATTCCGCATGTTGGTAATATTGCATTTATTCAAGAGCCTGGTGGGAAGTTGAGAAGCGTTGCTTCTCCCTTTCGTTTAATCCAAGAGGCATTGCGTCCTTTTGGTGATAAACTTTACCAAGCTGCTCGAAAAATGCCATGGGATTGCACCCATGACCAATCCGCAGCCTTTGATCCAATCAGGTCTACCCTTAAGAAAGGTAAACCAGTCTACTCTGTAGACTTGTCCTCAGCTACTGATTTCTTTCCTTTAGAAATTCAGGCTGAATGTGTTCGTTCTATTGTTGGTCCCTGTAATTCTAAGATTGTCGACCTTTGGGTCGAACTATCGAAGGGTACATGGTTCCTTCCTGATCGCAGTACCATACGTTGGAATCGTGGTCAGCCACTTGGAATGTATCCAAGTTTTGCTGCCTTTACGATTACTCACGGTATGTTACTTAAATCACTCCTTAATAGGAAATGGAACGGTGAGTTCTTTGTCGTTGGTGACGATGTCGCTATCTTAGATAGCGATTTAGCCATCAAGTACTTAGAAACTCTGGACGAGATTGGATGTCCCTACTCTACCGACAAAACTCTTCAATCTGAAAAGATTGCAGAATTTGCTGGTAAGGTCATCACTTCAGAAGGGGTTTATCCCCAAATGAAATGGCGAGAATTATCTGATGATAATTTTCTTGACCTATGTAGGGTACTGGGGCCACGTAGTCGCCTTCTTCTTCGTTCGCGACAACGAAAGGTTTTTGACAGTGTCAAAAATCTTTGTGAACCTATTGGTTTGAATTTCTCTTTGCCAGGTGATAACCTGTCTAAAGCGATAGTTCGTACCTTAGATTCTCCGTTGTGGAACCCAGAAGCCTCTATTCTCAAATCCCTTATGGGACTGAGACGGAGGGTCCATAAGAATTTATATTCTTATGAACTTTGTGAGACTATTTCTGAAACCGAAGTTGCAGAAATCATCTTGACTTTCGACGAGAAAGTCAGATCTGTAATGATCCAAACATTGTTTTCCCATTGGGAAAACTCATCCAAAATTTTGGATGGTTTAGCTTCATTACCTGTGGCTCTGGATTTGGAACCCAGATTACCTTTAGAGCATAAATTAC